CCTTCACCTGCTGAAGAAGAAGTTGTTGTTGAAGCATCTGCTCCTGTGGCTACTCCTAAAAGAATTGTTGAATCTGTTTCTAAAGAAATGTTCTTTTCTGAAATTGAAAAATTAAGAAATGAAATTGCTGAATTGAAAGGTGTAAAACTTTCTTCTGATGAAGAAGATAAAACTGATGAGGATTTAAAATCTAAAGAAGTTGAATTAAGTGTTGAACCATTAACACATTCACCTGAAGTTAAAGCACCACAAGTTCAAAAATTTGCATCTAATCGCCAAATGACTACTCAAGATAGAGTAATGGCAAAACTTTTTAATTAATAATAATAAACTAAATAAATAAAAATGGCTACTACTACAAGTATTACTACCACTTATGCAGGA